TATAAGTATTAGAGTAAATAAAGCATGGGATACACCAGAAACATTAGAACAGCTAAGTAGATGGCTTGAAAAGGTTGATGATCCCATTGTAACAAAAGGTGCAATGATGATGATGAATTTCTTTGCTGATAATTATACATTGAATGTTAAAGATAAGGAGCAAACAAAATGATTGATAAAGATATAATAATGAATTTAACAGACATAGAAATTTCGTGCTTAGAGATTGTTTCATGTAACTTTGAAACGCAAGCTGATATTGAGAAAGAACTCTATAGAATTGCAGAGCTATGCAAAACTTTGTCAAATGAATTAAGAGATAGGATACAGGAAGATGAATAAATCTTTAAGCTGTTGTCCTGAGTGCCTGAGTAAAGGCTATAGACTTAAGCTAAAAATAATTGATACAAGGGAATATTTTAAACTTGGCTACCCGTCAACTAAACGCCGTAAAAAATGTTTGACGTGTGGGTATAGAGTTAATACTGTAGAAATACAATTGGAAAAGGAAAATAAATAGATGAAAAGATATTACGTTGAATATGTAGATCATTGGAACGATTATAATCAAACTTATATTTATCTAAAGGCAAAAGATACATTTACAATTTATAAAACATTGTATGATTATGAGATAATAACAATAGAAATAACTGAATAGCAAAGGAAAATAAATAAATGGATGTTCAAGATAGATTAAGACTTGCTCATGAAACGGTATGCAAACAAGAGAATAAAAGAATGCGTCAAGTCTTTAACATGCGTAATTATAAAGAGGGTGACCAGTGGACACAACAAAAGAATAGACAGGTTACAGGTGCTAAGGGTGGTAAACAAAACAAACTTAAAAGACTTTGGGTAAAAGAAAGGGTAGCAAAATGAGTAATAAGATAAGTTTAGAAGGGTGCTATACAGTTGCGGCATATGCTGAGATAGAATTGCCAGAAGGTAAGACAGGCGAAGACATACGTCACGTCTATGACAAGTGGGGTACGTTATACATAGAGCTAGACGATGGCAAAGTGTACGAATACATGATTGATTATGGTGATGTTGACAGTAAACGACTAGACTATATGGATTTATATACAGATGAAAGGGAGCTACTAAATGTATAGAGTTAGGACATATGACAAAGATGGTAAGTTAATACAAACCTATTGCAGCTACAACAGGTCTACGTTAGAAGCTTATGTGAGTTCGTCACTAGACAAGGTGAAGGGTATTAAACATATTAAGAGTTGGGAAGAGGATAGAGAAAATGGATAAGCAAGAATTTTATGATTGGATTTATAATGGTGATGCATCCTTTGAAGCTATAGAAGATTTAGGTGATGGTAACTTTGCTGTATACTTTTGTGATATAGAAGGTGATGATGATGACGACTAAATCTAAACCATTACATAGATACCACAATGAATTAATCAAAGAGATAGATGATGCTGAGTGGTTGGATAAAGAAATATCTGACCAAGAGAAACAAGAGAATAAAGAGTATCTTATATCTTTAACTAATGGTGGTAAGGCATACCGTAATTAACCTATAGAACCCTTGTCAGGGACAAGCCCTAGGGTATCAACATTATTTAATCTGTCAAGAGGGAAAATAAATTAAATGGATTACAGAGCATACATAAGAAGAGGCAAGCAAGAACTCGAAGTCTTTGGACAGGTTTGGGATGACGGTTCTGGCTACTGGGATGAACACCAGTTCATTGTAGATCAAGAGCCAGAGTTTGCTATCACAGAACTATACGATAACGAAGATAGAGAGATCGTTAAGCTTACCACCTTGACACCTGAAGAAATACAGGTCATTTTAGATATGTTTACACAAGATTATTGGGATCAAATATTATGAGTAACTGGTTAAGCCATAAGGAATGTCCATATGAGGACTGTGGCAGCACAGATGCCTTCAGCTACAATACTGAGAGCTGCTCAGGCAGGTGTCATAGCTGCGAAAGAGTTTACCCTAGGACTAAAGACAGTAAGTTCGAGTGGGCAGAAGAAACATACCCTGTAATGGGGCAAGAGCAAAAGGATGGATGGGATATGAACCCACAACAAACGCAGATTAAACCTGTACCTACCGAGGTACTAACATCAGTATACAGGTCAGTAAGATCAATAAGCAGAGAGACGATGCAGTTCTATGGTGTTAAGACATACCTTGACAGCAATGGTAAAGAGGTTAAGCAAGAGTACCCATACCCATCAGGTGGCATAAAGACTAGATTTTTTCCAAAAGAATTTAGAGCTACTAACCTTAAGTCAGATGAACTATTCGGTATGAACCATTGGAATGCAGGGTCAGGTAAGATTGTCACCATAACTGAGGGTGAACTAGATGCTATGTCAGCATACCAAATGTGTAACTCAGCTAAGTATTCATCAGCCTTTGTGTCACTACCATCAGCTACACCATCGAATAAACTTTGGACTAAAGCTGCAGATTGGTTAGGATCATTCGAGAAGATCATACTATCCATTGAACATGATGATCAAGGGAATGCTGTAGCACAAAGGATAGCTAACCTATACCCTAACAAAGTATACAGGGTACAACATGACAAATACAAAGATGCTAATGAGTTCCTAGAGGCAGGTGCTCGTAATGAATTTTATAATGCATGGTTCAATGCTAAGAAGTATACACCTGAGAACATAATCAATACATCAGATCAGTTCCTTAAGATGTACAACAATAGTGAGAGCCATGTATATGTTGAGACAGGGGTACAAGAGTTCGATGACTTATGTATGGGTCTGATGCAAGGACACTTCACCTTGTTCAAAGCACAGACAGGCATAGGTAAGACTGAGTTCATGAGATACTTAGAGTACCACATACTTACCAAGCACCCTGAGATAAGCATTGCAGCTTGGCATATGGAAGAGACAAAACTTAGATCACTACTTGGGTTGGTGTCATATGAACTAAAGGATAACCTGACACGTAAAGATTTGATAGCACAAGCAAGTGCTGAACAGAAAGTACATGATGCTATCGTTAAGCTAACTAAAGATGAGAGACTATATCAGTTCTTCTTAAATGATGAGGATGATCCTATAGATATACTAGGACACATCAGGTATTTGTCACAAGCATGTGGTGTTCAGTATATATTCTTTGAACCTATCCAAGATATTGCAGCTAACATGGGTGGTGATGAAAGCAAAGAACAATTCCTAGCTGATCTATCTGTAAGGTTATCTAAGTTAGCTGCTGAGTTAGGCGTTGGCATTGTGACAATCGGACATACCAATGATGATGGTGCTGTTAAGTACTGCCGTATGATAGAGCAAAGAGCATCAGTTGTTGTTGAGTTACAACGAGATAAGATGTCAGAAGATATTGATGAAAGAAATACAACCAAACTTCTTGTCACAAAGAACAGACCAGTTGGACCGACAGGATATGCAGGTCAGTTGACTTTCAATACAGATAGCTTTACTCTGTCAGAAAAATATGGAGAGTACTGATGCAAGAACTACTAGAATATGATCCTTTAGTTTACATAGCAGCATGCATTTATTTTGTGGGTATTGTTAACCATTACATACTGATGAATACGATACACATAATACTTGAAGCACCTAGGAATACTACAACTATGAGAATGAAAGCTATCATATGGCCTTGGGAATTAGCTCTATGTTTATGGGCTACATGGCAAGACAGGGATTACGAATGAAAATATTAGCAATGGACATTGAGACTGACGCATTGGATGCTACTAAGATACATGTCATCTGTGCTCAGGATGTTGACACCAATGAGAAGTATCAGTTCCTTAATGTTTGTACCATACCTGAAGAGAGAGAAGCCTTCTACTTACTGTGTCAACAAACAGATAAGTTCGTATTTCACAATGGGATAGGGTTCGATGTTAAAGTAATAAACAAGCTGCTGAACCCCTTACTCATATCATACCCTGAGATTATTAAACCAACTGATGTCATTGACACATTGATTATGTCAAGGCTTATAGACTACAGCATCAAGGGTGGTCACAGTCTCAAGGCATGGGGTCAAAGGCTAGGTGAGTTTAAGATTGGGTTTGATCAGTTCGAAGTATTGACACAAGAGATGATTGACTATTGTCATCAGGATGTTGAGGTTACAGTTAGACTATACAATAAGTTTAAGTCTAGTATCTTTGACCCTGATCTACAGGATGCTATCAAATGTGAACATGACATACAGATCTTATGTGAAGAGATGACAGACGCAGGGTTCTACTTCGAGAAAGATAAAGCTGAACACCTCTTGGATGAGGTTGAGCTACGCATGATAGAACTAACTGAAAGTTTCCAACGTGATTTCCCACCACAATTAGAAGAGGTGAACAGGATTAAGTACCGAAAGAAAAAGGATGGTACTGTTATGTCAAGTGTAAAGAAAGCACAAGAGAAATACTTTAAGACAACAGTTGAT